AGCACCTGGATTCGAAGCAGGAGAAATCATATTAGATCATATCAACGTTTACCGTAAAGTAAAAGGTAAAGTTCGTTGGAATGACATGACTTTAGGATTATACGATCCTGTAACTCCATCTGGTGCTCAAACAGTGATGGAATGGGCTCGTTTAGCACACGAATCAGTAACTGGTCGTGATGGTTATTCTGATTTCTATAAAAAAGATTTAACTTTAGATATTTTAGGCCCAGTAGGCGATATCGTAGGTGAGTGGATCGTAAAAGGTGCTTATGTAAAGACAGCTACATTCGGTGAATACGATTGGGCTAACGATGCAGCAATCAACTTGAGCGTTACAATCGCTATGGATTATTGCGTATTGAACTTCTAAGATATTTTCAATATTCTTTATAAAGAAGGCGTCTGCTTTGGCAGATGCCTTTCTTTGTCGTATATTTATATATACACAAATTAAAACGTTATATGGCAGAATTTAAAATTCCAACCGAACAAGTTACATTACCTTCTAAAGGCTTATTGTATCCTAAAGAATCACCACTTGCTAAAGGTGAAATCGAAATGAAATACATGACAGCTAAGGAAGAAGATATTCTTACTAACTCTAACTATTTAAAAAATGGCACAGTAATAGATAAATTATTGCAATCAATGATTATTACTGATATCAACTATAATGATTTATTAGTTGGTGATAAAAATGCAATATTAATCGCAGCTCGTATTTTAGGCTATGGTAAAGATTATACTATTAGTTATGGTGGTAAAGAAATTAACATTGATTTAACCCAATTAGGTGAAAAATCAGTTGATGAATCTTTATTTAAAGACGGTATAAACGAATTTTCTTTTGCGTTACCTAAATCGCAAAATGTAGTAACATTCAAGTTGTTATCTCATGGTGATGAGCAGAAAATCGATGCTGAAATTAAAGGTTTACAAAAAATAAATCCAAACAGTTCAACAGATCTAACTACAAGAATGAAATATATTATCACTTCAGTTAATGGAGATCGTGATATTAAATCAATTCGTGATTTTGTTGATAATGCTTTATTAGCACCTGATGCTAGAGCATTACGTAAATATTATGCTACAGTGTCACCAGATATCAACATGAAGTTTATTCCTCAAGATGAAGACTATGTTGGGGAGGGCATAGATATTCCAATCGGACTTAACTTTTTTTGGCCTGACACCGGAGTATAGATTATTCTTATTTAAACAAATACATGAAATTGTATTCAACGGAAACGGTGGATATGATTGGACTACTGTTTATAACATGCCTATTTGGTTGCGTAGATTTACTTTTGAAACATTAAAGGAACACTACGAAAAACAAAAAGAAGAAATGGATAAGCAAAACAACATGCTTAAAAATAATACAGGTAAAGAATTATCACGACCTAACATAGCTCCAACTAAACCAACATATACATCAAAGGCGCCTAAAAAATAGGCGCTTTTTATATTTATACGACGCATTTAATAACATATTATGGCAGATAATGATATAGATTCCAAAATTAAAACCACAGCGGTTATAGTTGAAGAGGCTTTGCGTAGCATGGCTGATAAAGTAGCAGATATTTTTGATGAAGCTTTAAATGCAACTTCTACTTATGCCTCTAGTATTGAGCAGGATATATCAAAAAATCTAAAATCACTTGCACGTGGTGTAGGTACTTTAGAAAGTAATCAAAGAAAATTAAATGCTGGTCTTTTAAAACAAAAAGACATTACAAAACAAATTGAAGAAAGAGCAGCTAAACTTAGTTCTATTCAAAGATTAGTAGAAATTGCTAAATTATCTGAAATTTCTCTTTCATCTAAAGCAAATAAATTATTACAAGATGCTATAGCATATGAAACTATATTTGTACAGGCTTTAAAAGAACAAGAAGAAGAGGTTAAACGAATAAATAAAAATTTAGGAGTAACAGGACTGTTATTTGAGGGTTTATCTAAATCTTTGCAAAAGTTTGGAATTAATAGCCAAATTATAGATGATATTAAAGATAAATTATCTGCAGCCGCTGTTAAAGGAAAAGTTAGTTTTGGAGCGGCTTTTAAAGCAATATCAGAAGGAGCTACAGAGGCTTTAAAAGATCCTCTTGTTAGATTTACTGTAGGGTTAAAGTTAGTTAAATCTGGATTTGATGATATAAAAAAGGGAATTAATGCCTTTTTAGAATATGATAAAATATTTGTTAGTGTTGCTCGTAATACAGGATTAACTGCAGATCAAGTTAAACGTGTTACTAATGAAGCTAAAGCTGCAAATACAGAAATTAGAGGAACTAATGGAGTTGTTACTGATACTTTATATACAACTGAACAATTAGCTAAATCTTTTGGTGAGATTAATGCTCAATTAGGTTTATCTGTAGATTTAGGAGCTGAAACTCTAAATGAGTTTACTGCTATGACCAATCAAATGGGTCTATCAGCAGATGAAGCTACTAAAATATATAAGCTAGGTTTATTAAACAATATGTCTTTAGAAGACACTAATAAAGCTATTGTATCAGGTGTAATTGCAACACAAAAACAAACAGGTGTTCAACTTAATGCTAAACAAATTCTTCAAGAAATTGGAAAATTAAGTGCTGGTATCACAGCTAAATTCCAACAAAATCCATTAGCATTAGCTAAAGCAGTAGCACAAGCAAAAGCATTAGGTACTAATCTAGAACAAGTAGAAAAAGTTGGTGAATCATTACTTAATTTTGAATCATCAATCGAAAGTGAATTAAAAGCAGAATTACTAACGGGTAAACAAATTAATTTAGAAAAAGCTCGTTATGCTGCTTTAACAGGTGATCAAGCTACATTAACACAAGAACTAGCTAACCAAGTAGGTAGTTTAGCTGATTTCCAAGGAATGAATGTTATCGCTCAAAAATCATTAGCTGAAGCTTTTGGTATGAGTAGAGATGAAGTAGCAGGTATGCTTCAACAACAAGAAGTATTTAACAAACTAGGAGATGTATCAAGCAAATCAGCCGCTGAACAATTAGCAATAGCTAAAAAGAAAGGTTTATCTGAAACTGATTCGTTGGTAGTAAATCTTAAACAACAAGCAACTTCTGAAAAAATAGCAGCGGCCTTTGATAGTCTTAAAGCAGCATTAGCTGATGTTTTTGAGGGTTTTAAACCATTATTAGATATGATGGTTGGTTTTTCTAAACACACTTCATTAGTAACGGGTGCTTTAATATTAATGGGTGGAATATCATTTGCTAAAACTATTGGTGGTTTAGTTTTAATGGCTGCTCAATTAGGTTTAATTACTTCATTTAAAGCTGCAGGTGCTGCAGCTGATGCTGCTTCAACAGCTGCTGTGGGAGCACAAGTTGCAGAAACAGGTGCTTTATCTGCTGCCAATGCTACTTTAACAAGTGAAAAAATAGCACAAGCTGTTGCAACTGCAATAGCAAATCCATTTGTCGCTGTTGCTGGTATGGTAGCAGCAGCTGCTGCTGTTGCTTTTATAGCTAATGCCGCTTTATCAAAACCAAAAATGGCTAAGGGTGGTATAATAATGCCAACTCCAGGTGGAACCGACGTTACTGTAGGTGAAGCTGGTAGTCATGAAGCTATTATACCTTTAAATTCATCTAAAGCAGGTGAAATGTTAGGTATTAATAAACCATCATCAAACTCTACACCAATAGATTTAACACCAGTAATTAACATAATGAATGAAGTTAAAAATGCAATATCATCATTAGCAAATAGACCTATATATACAACTATTACCCTAGATGGTAGAGCATTAGGTACCGCGGTAGGTAATCAAATGGAAACAGGTACAGCACAAAACATGACTACATCATATAAATTAGCATAATTTTAAATATTTATATCAAAACAATAATACAATGGGAATTTTATCAACATTCGCAAAAAGCGTTTTAGGCTTAAAAAACAAAGCCCCTCAAACATTTGGCGTTGATCCAGCTGGTGCATTGCACAATCAGTATTCAACAAAAGGATCACCTGAAGTTAAATGGCGCACAATTAGTGGTGAAGGCATGAAGCCAAAACCATCTAAATTAGATGACTTAAAAGGCAAATACAAACCAGGAAAAGGAGCATACCTACAAAACTTACCAACTAAGAAGTAATGGCTCAATCGAAATTAGTAAAGTTATTAAATAATGACCCTAAATTCTTTTATTATAATGGCAACCCAGATAATAACAGAAATGGTGGTGGATTAGGTAATTTTACTCAAAAGAAGATTAAATATGGAGGTGACCGCCCCAATAGTGGAAATAGCGGTCAACCTTATATAGCTTCAGTTATACCAGAAAGACGTACCCCAACAGGTACTGATGATGGTTATGTCAGAGGTGGTATATCCACTGCTGACAAAGCATCATTAATTGATAAAGAAAGAATTAAAAAGTTCCTTAACGATAAACCTAAAGGAACTTTATTTATTCAACGTCAATCAAAACTACAGTTTACTAACCCTAGACTTGAAGTAAAAAAATACGGAACTGGTAATACTGGGTTTGGAATATTTAATGGATTAATAGATTTAGGAGCAACAGCTTTTAATATTATTAATGAATTAGCTCCAGGCCCTACTCGTTTATATAATAATGGTCTTAATACATTAGCTCAAGTAGGTGCTAATGCCTTTGGACAACATTTTAATAGACATGGTATATTACCTGTTCAAGATGATAATACAAAATATTTTGCTGTTGTTAAACACAACAACGAAAATGGTAATAATAGATTAGTTAGTTTAAAAAAGAAACTGATTAAAGTAGTAGAACCACCAAGTAAGTTTTTAAATAGTGTTAATTTTATTTTTGGTATTGCTAATTCACTTTTTGGTACAAGATTAAATACCCAAGCATTACAAGCACCTGAATTAACAATTGATTCTTATGCTGGTGGTCCTGGATCTATTTATGGTCAAGGAAGAACACTTATTAGACGTTATGATATTACATCTAATACCTACAATAAGCAACAACCAACAGCAAGAGGAGTAAAAAATTATTCTGGAGCTTTAGGAGTAACTAAAAAATACTTTACTGATACTACTAGAAATGTTACAGGCCCTTTTGGTACTTTAAGTGATTTAGCTGTAAGAGCTGCTAGTGGAGGACCAACTAATTCATTCCCACAATTAAACCAAACAGCAGTTAACTATAAAGGTGGATTGCCTGCAGGTAATAATGGTACGAGTGATTCTCCAACAACTAGAAACTATCAAAGTTTAGTAAATTCTATTAAAACAACTATTACTCAAAATGGATTTAATACCCAACCCGTTAGTATAGATAGAAAAAGTTCTACTTATCAATATTATGGTGCAAAAAGAATATTTGATGACAAAAGTATAGCTATATACAATAACACTTTAAATCTTGATAGACATGATCCTGATTTAATGACTATAGTTTTTCAAGCAATTAATCCCTTTGGAGACCCATCAGTAGGATATCATTTTAAATTTCCAGCATACATAAAAGGATTTAAGGATGATTTTAATGCTACTTGGAACGATTATAGTTATGCTGGCCGCTCAGAAACTTATTACACATACAGTAAATTTAAACGTAGTGTAGGTTTTAGTTTAGATATACCTTGTTTTAATAAAACACAATTGTTTGAAAGACATAGAGCATTAGGACAATTAGCTTCAACAACAGCTGGTGCTTATAATACTAATGGCTTATTAGGTGGTGTTTTATTAAAAGTTAAAGTAGGTGGCTACTTAAATAATGAATATGCTATATTAAATAGTATTAGCTATGATATACCAGATGATTCATCATGGGATTTAGATGGAACAGGTACTAATGACATTAAAAGTATTGAAGGTAGAAACCAATTAGCAATGTATCTTAAAGTTAATGTTAGTTTAACTATTATTCATAATGAACTTCCTAAATATCAAGTTCCTGAAACTTTACCAAATACAGGATTCTTTGGATATCTAAAAAACCCAGTACAAGGTTATTTAAATTCTGATTATAAAAAAGAACTATCTACTAAAAGATAATAATTTATGAGTCGCTACGAAAACCCAATTATAAAAACAACAAACTCCGGTAAACAATACTTTAAATCAAAGTTTTACCCGAATATACCGTTGTCTGAAACAGACGATTATGTTATTACTACAATTGGAGATAGACTTGATTCCCTAGCTTATTCTTATTACCGTGACAGTACCTTATGGTGGGTAATTTCTATGGCTAACAATAATGTTACCAAAGGCTCACTATTCCCAGAACCAGGTACACAATTACGTATACCTACAAATATAAATTCAGTTTTGTCATTATATAGCCAATATAATACAACTAGATAATGTTATGTCAATATTCAAAAATACACTACAACTTTCAGTTCAAGAGCAATTAAACGCTAGACAGGCTGCACTTAAAGCTAGAACACCAGATTCTATAGTATATTCTAATTCTCGTAATTCTTGGATTAGAATGAGCTCTAGTGTTGATGTTAATGGTAAAGATAGTTTAGCTAAACAATATATTTTACAAGGTGGTGTATTATTAAATAATAAATTAAGATATGGTGTTGGTGGTGCTGATAAAGCATATAGTAATTTTTCTCCATCATTAAGTTCATATAACAACCCAAGTGCTAAGGCAGGTACAGCAGGTATTAAACCAATGCCAGGTATCGAATCAATAGACATTAAATCTAAATCAGCATACGGCTCATTAAGAGAGGTTGTAGTAAATTTTAAATGTCATAATCTTCAACAACTAGAAGATTTAGAATTATTATACATGCGCCCAGGTTATACTGTATTGATAGAATGGGGATGGACACCTTATTTAGATAAAAATGGTAAAATAAAAAATGACGTTAAATTTTATGATGGTCTTTTTGGTGGTAATAAAACTAGAGAACAAATATGGTTAGAATTATATAAATTATCTGAAACACAAAATCATAACTATGATGCACTTTTTGGTTATGTAAAAAATTACAATTGGACTGCTAGAATGGATGGTGGTTATGATTGTTCAACAACAATCATTTCTATAGGTGAGATAATGGAATCATTAAAGGTAAATTATCTTCCATTTGATATTAATGGTATAGTAAAAAATAAAGGATTACTTGGTTTAATTCAGAACACACCAGTAATTACAACCAACCCAAATAAATTACCTTTTACAACAAATCCTCCTGAAGCATCTTATTCTAAAAACATATTAGCAGGTTTACTTCATGAAATATTTGCTTATACTGCTGGTTTAACTGGTGCCTTTCCTAAATTATCAGGAACAGGTCAAAGTTTTATAGAAACTCCTAAATCATATGATTATAACTTATATAAATTTACATACCCAACTGAATTATCTCCAAATACACTTACAACAGCTGCCGGGACTCAAATATATATTACTTTAGGATCTTTTATGGATTTGTTAAATAAATACATTTTACTACATGCTGGAAAGGATCAAGCAACCTCCACCCCATTAGTTACTTTATCAGCAAAATCAAACACATATAATGATAATGGTAATCCTTTATTATGTTTAGCCCACCCATTACAAGTGTCTATTGATCCAACAGTATGTCTTATTACTAACCCATTATGGGCTAAAGGAATAAGTTTTAAAGGTTTAGATAAAGGAGCTGAAAATGGTGCTCCAACACAATATGATCCACAAGCAGAAGAAATTTTTAATTCAATTCAAAATGCTAAAGATAAGAATTTAATAGGTCAAAAATTAATAGATACTATTAATTATGGTAAAGCAGGATATAATATCGAAAATGTAAAAGAATTTGTTAGATCATTTTACTTTGTTGTTAAAAAGAAATTTCCTAATTATACAACTCAAAGTATATTAGAAATTTTACAAAAAATAGATGGTAATGTTGGTCAAATTGGAAAAGATACTGATGCCTATAGAAATTTGTTTTCTATAAAAAACTACACAGCAGCTGAAGAGGAAGAAAAGAAAAAAAAGGCAGATATAGAATCTTTAAAAAAATCTGAAACACCATTTGGAGTAGAATATTTAAAAGAACTTGGAGATGGTGGTTTAAAATTTGAAAATAAAGAAGAAACGGGCATTGTAGAAAATATATATCTTAATATTGACTTTTTATATAGATTGTCTGTTGAACAAAACTTGCAAGATTCAAAAACACAAGAATTAAAATTATTTGATTACTTGAAACAAATGTTAACAGAAGTACAATCATCTATTGGTGGTGTTAATAACTTTGAAATTCATGTTGATCCTATAGATAATGTAGCTAGAATTATTGATCTTAACTATGTAGATGTAATATCAAAAACAGATGCTTACAAGGCTGCTTATCAAATTGAAGCTCAAAATCTATCAGGAACAGTAAGATCATATAATTTGCAATCTAAAATATTTCCTGAACAAGCAGCTATGATATCTATTGGTGCTCAAGTAAAAGCAACTAGTGCCCAAGGAACACCATCAAGTACTTTACTTGACTTTAATAATAATCTGTATGATAGAGTTATTGGTGGAAAATATGACTCACCTCTTTCTTTAAGCAAATCAACAGATGAGGCTTTAGTACAATTTGAAAAATTAAAAAATAGTATTAATAAAATTAAAGAATTTTTCTTTCCTCCTACCGCAACAGGTAATAAACAAGCCTCTGATACTACCCCCGCAACAAACCCTACACCAATTGACTATAAAGCTGCTTTAAAAGATATTATAACATATTTTTCAACTATTGTAAAGACATCTACTAATGGGCGTTCAATTATACCTGTACAAATATCTCTTACAATGGATGGTATTGGTGGTTTAGTTATTGGACACTTATTTAAAATCCCACCAGATTTATTACCAAGAGGATATGGCAGTGATAGTATAGGAGGTAAATTAATTCAAACAATAACAGGCATTAGTCATAAAGTTGCAAATGGTGATTGGACTACTACTATTGATGCTCAAAACATAGTAACAAATGATTCATCTGATGGTATAACAAAACCATTTAATGATTTACTTACTGAAACAAAAGATGGATTTAAAATTACTATTACTGGAGTACCAGACAACAAATACCCAAATTTAGACGTAGTACCTTATGAACAAACAACAGTTAGTAAAGCAGAAGTAATTGCTTATTTAAATTATGCTACGGCATATGATGTTAATGTTAAAAGATCAGTATTAGCTATATGGAGAAACGAATCAGGAAATGGATCTAAAGGAGTAAATAATAATTACTTTGGAATTCAAGCTGATAATCGTAAATGGCCTGAAAGTGATGCTTATGTTAGTGGAACTTCTGTAAGAGTAGATAGTGGTAATGCAACAAGACGTTTTGCTGTATTTCCTGATTATAAAACTAATTTGAATTTTATGTTACGTACAATACGAAGAAGAAATTTAGTAGCAACTACTGCTGAAGAATGGGCTAAAAAATATATATATGAGTGGGTTTCTCCTCCTGATAAAGAAGGTGCTTATCAAACAAAACAAGCAAATTTAATATCAATATATAAAGACTCTATAAAAGATTTACCTAAATAATCATGAGACCACCAAAAAGTAAAATATCATACGGAAAAACAGTAGGTAAAGAATATGTCTACGAAAAATCAGGTAATTTCTATATAGGACCTTTTTACAAAATAAATGGAATATTCTACGCTGGTAAAGATTACGATTCTACTATTAATAATGAAGAAAATAGATTATTATATGTAAAACAAAAACCAATAGATAATCCAAATAGTTTTTTATATAATGTTTTAGCAGGCGCTAAAGCAGGACTTAATGCTACTTCAGTATCTAATAGACCTACTAAAAATGCAGCACTTGCTTCTATTCAAGTAGCAAACCAACAAGGTCTTGTGCCAACAGTAGGTGTAAACGTTGATGCTGATAATGAAGGGTTACAATCAAATGCTGATACTATCCAAAGATCATCAACACCAGTAGAAGTTAAAAGATATTTTTATAGAAAAAAAGTTAAATCTAAACCGGAAGAATATAAGTTTGCTGAAATTGACGAGGATGAATATGATAAGCTTAAAAAAGCACCTCCAATTATTTACATAACAGTGTTTGTTACTGAAACTAGAATTGAAGGAATAAAACCTGAATTTAATACAGAGGAGTTAGATAAAGCGGAAAAGAAAATGCCTGGGTTGAAAGTATTTTTAGGTATAGAAGCTGAACAAGCTACAGCTTAAAGTTTGAAAGTCAAACTTTTTGTCTTACATTTAGGATAATAAAAAGGTTATGTTTTACATTATTGAGAAATCATCTCAACTACAACAATTATCATTTGAGGATTGTTTTGTTAGGTTCATTCCTTTCAACAACAATTTTCATCCCGCACTTACTGAATTAAGTTTGGTCTATGTTAGACCACTTGATAGTAAGAAAGGGTACATACTGTGTTTAAATCATAACGAATCACTTTCATTAAATAAAAATGAAGTATTTAATTGGTTAGATACTTTAGGTAAAATATGGGTATTAGATAAAAAACAAGCATTACATCATTACTATTCAGATAAATTATTCGACGTAAATTTCCTCGAACCTGTTGACATAAAATCGTTAGACAACGCGTGCATTAGCTACTACTATAGCAAGCACAATACGTTGTCTAACGTTAACTGTTTAATTCCAATTAGTAAGCATTATGAAATGTGTGAGACAATATTCAACATGGCGTTGCCTATTATCAAACAATATACACTAAGCAACACATCGTTTCAATTTAATAATTTTCGCACGGCAAATGTGTTTTATAATATCGAAATCAGCGGCATTAAGGTCGATAAAAACTGCTTTATTGAGCATTACCAGGGGAAATTAATAAACCCTCAATTCAATTTAAATCGCAGTAAAATATACACTCAATACAATTTATACACTACCACATCTCGCCCATCTAACACGTTTAATAGCATTAATTTTGCGGCGTTGAATAAAGATAATAGCGAGCGTATGTGTTATCGCCCTGAAAACGATAAATTTATTGAATTAGACTTTCAGGGGTATCACCCACGATTAATCGGTGAGATAATTGGATTTAATTTTCCTAAAGATAAAAATACATACGATGTGTTAGGTGAATTGTTAGGTGTATCACAACAAGAGGCTAAAGAATTAACATTCAAACAATTATATGGCGGTGTTTGGTCTGAATATAAAAATAAACCATTTTTTAAAGATGTACTTAAATATACAGATAGTATATGGGATACGTACCAGCATGGGGGATCATTTAAATGTGATAATAAAATATTTATAAATGACGTTGAGATGACTCGATCAAAGTTATTTAATTATATAGTTCAAAGTAAAGAAACATCAACCAATGTTGATTTACTAAAATTAGTATTTGATAAATTAGAAGGTAAAAAAACAAAATTAGTATTGTATACTTACGATGCGTTTTTATTTGATTATAGCAACGAAGATAAAGGTTTAATCCAAGAAATAGTTAATATATTGGATTATCCCGTCAATATTAAACAAGGTAAAACGTATCATGGTTTGGAGAAACTATAAATATTTATTATGGAACAAACTATACTAGATTTGAACAAGCTTTTCTGTACATTCACATCTCCAGCAGATTTGGAAGAAACAGTAAACACAATAAATCGCCGTTACGCCATTCTATTCAATAAGATTTTCATCTTAGAATCTCCACAAAGCGATGAATTAATGTGCACTTACAATATTGACTCGGGCAACACATCAGATGCACCGATGGCTAATACTATCCTATTACATCGCAAGAAGGAAACTAACTCGTTATATACCATCAACGCTTTAAATACACTTATCAAAACATTGAACAATGGTTATTTAGATAAGAACTTTATGGTTGATTGGAACAATTACAAAAACTGTATATTACTTACAGACGGACCTAATCTAAGAAAATTAGATACAGCAATACATAAAATTATAGACTTTAGTAAG